CTCACCATCTGCCGCTCCAGCCGGATCGCCCGGTCCCCCACCTGGCCCGCCCATTTCGAGTCGCGCATCGCATCCGCCGCGCGCTCCCAATTCTGGGCGCGGATCGCGGAGATCATGTCGTGAAAGGCCAGCAGCCCGTCCACGCCGAGGTTGAAGGCCATGTTCATCAGGACGGTGAACCGCACCGGGTCGAGGGTCGTGAGCCACGGGAGGGCCGAGACGAGCTCGCGCTCCTTCGCGGCAATGTCATCGTCCCGGATCACGTCAATGGCGTGATCGCTCAACGGCGTGGATTCGAGATTGTGCCCCACGCCGACCGTCCAGATCCCGCGCGAGTCCTGATAGGCGCGGTTCTTCCGGCCCTCGTCCCGCTCAAGCTGCGCGATCAAGTGCAGGCGCGTCAGGTCGTCCATTTAGCGCTCCTGCCCCTTCTCCATCGCGTCCTTCATCTGATCCAGCAACTCCTCGGTGGTAAAGCCGCGCTCCTCGCACGCGCTCGTCTTGCCCACGTCGGCGACGGCCGCGCGCGCCTGTTCGCAGGTGCCGCGCGAGATCCAGAAGTTGACCGGATGGTCGAGGTCCGGGTGCCCGGAACGCAGCAGCAGGTAGAACGTCCAGAACAGGCACTTGAGGATCATCCGAAGAACTCATCAAGGACTTCGGTCATCTCCTCGTCAGTCGCGCCGGTCTTGTGCTTGATCCAAGCGACGACGTCGAACCGGCCGAGCCGCTTATAGAACTCGTACTCCTCGACTCCGCAGATATAGGTGATCGGCCGATCATCGACTGTATCGGCATCGGCGATCGCCTTCCGAATATCGGCGACCGTGAGCGGCCTCGTTGATGGTCTGAGCGCCGATGACCACCAGTCATTATTAATCATCTAATTCCTCAACGGATCGTACCAGCCCGTCGTCACGATCCGGAGCACATCGCTCGCGCCCGACGCCACCGTGCGGAACCGATACGCCTGCGCGGTGTTCGTCCACACCCAGATCTGCCCGCCCATGTGCGCGGGTGTCGACAATCCGGTCTGTGCCGCTGTGGTCAGTGGGGTCGCGGTGTTGCTCGGGGCGAGATCCGCGTCCGAGAGCGCTGAGAAGTAGATCGGGAGATTCGAGGTGGACCCGTTCTCCAGCGAGACGTTCAAGAGCGCCTGCGTCACGACCCCGTTGGGGGTCGTCGCGGTCGCCGTCACTGCCGCCGCCGGGCTCCCCGGATTCGTCTGGTTCACGTTGAGGGCGCTCGGCGTGGCCCAGGTGAACCAGAAGACCGCGCGCTGCGTGAAGAAGTTGATGGCGACCGAGGCATCGGTGAGGATCGACCCGAGGCGCCGCTTCTTCGTGTAGTTGGTCGGCATCACGGGCGCCGTGGCGCTGGCGCTGCACAACACGTCCACGTTGCCGGTGTCGGTGCGCTGGATCAGGAAGACCGAATACCAGGTGCTCGCGGCGACGGTGCCCGTGTCGAGACACCCCGCCGCCGTCCCCGCCACCCACGTCGCCGTGGTCTTCGTGAACGCGGTCGGGAGAATCATCATCACGCGGGCGGTGATCGTCGCGTCGTCGCTGGACGCGCCCCCCGCCGCGATGCCGATGGTGGACGACGGATTGGTCACGCCGTTGGAGAGCGTCAGGCCCGTGAACTGCTCCGCGAGCGCGCCTTGCACGGAGCCCGCGACCTGTGTCCACGCGGAGCCCGTGTCGTTGTAGAGGGTGCCGCCGTTCAGATTGGTGGCGAAATACCACCGACCCTTGACGCCAGCGGCCGGGCGATTCGCTGAGAGGTCTTGCGTGATCTCCCGATTATTGATGTAGTCGCGGACGGCATTAAACGTCGTGTCGAACAGTGAGAGGCTTTGCGTGGACGGGCCGGCGAGGTTGCCGAACACGACCGGGATCGTCAGCGTGCCGGTGGACTCGGCGGCGACCGGGAGGAGGATCAGGAGCGCGAGGACGAGGGCGAGATAGCGCCTCATGGGGACTTCTCCTCTAGATCCCAGCAGCGCATCTGCGTCTCCGAGCACTCGCACGCGATTCCGGGGATGGGCAAGAAGTCCGGGGCCTTGGTCAGCACGCAGCTATACCACTGCGTCTCCTGCTGCCGAGCAGTCGGCGCACATCCCGCCGAGACGATGATGAGCGCGAGGGCGAGGGGGCGGGTCATGGCGTGATCCAGTCCTCATCGGGGGTCTTCGTGTATTGAAGTTGCACGGCCTGGATCAGATACGGGGGGTCATTTCCTGTAATCGTGAAGCCGATGTAATGCCCCCACATATTGGACACCTCCCGGCTGAGTATCATACCTTGACCCGCCCACGCTATGGGCTGCCCCGCGTTGTTCGCCCACGAGATGACCTGGCCGGCCGCGTTGACCCACGTGATCGGCGCCGTGGTCTGGAGGTTCGCGAGCTCGACGGCGCTTGTCTCGTTCTCGATCACCATCTGTGGAGACACCGGGAAGGACGCCTGAAACTCCAGGCCGCTCGCCAGCACCGTCTTGACCGTCGTCGCCAGCCCGAAGTCTGAGAGGCGCCATTGGACCTTGTACGGCACGGCTTGCGACGCGGGCGCCCCGAACAATTGAAAGACATGCGTGCCGTCCGTGGCCCACGCCTGCGCCTGCCCGTTCACGAGGACATCGGTGATCCAGGTCACGGCGCCCTGCGAGGCAAAACACCACTTCCCGCCTGTGAACAGGAGAAGGAGCGGGATCGGTCCCGGCCCCGCGATGGAGGACTGCCCCGTGTAGGTGACGCGGAAGATGAGGCACAGGAGATTCTGCACGACGGCCACAGCGGCCGAGGTCTCCTGATGATTGATCGTGATATTCGGGAACAGGCCATCGAGCTTTTCGCTAATTTTCTGCGGCGTGACGCCCGAGAGCGCGTAGGCGCCGAACGGAGCGAGGAACGCGAGCGCGCGGAAGTAGCCGGTGACCGAGTGCTGGGCGTTCGACCCGAGGTTGGTGATGATGTTCGTCAAGGAGAAGGTCGTGACGGTCGGGCCGGTCGTCGTGACGATGTTCGCCAGCGCCTCCACCGCGCCGTCGCCGACGAGCCACAACTGCTCCAGGGCCGATACCGCCGCGTTGATGTTGCCGGGGAACGCCTCATCCGAGAGCACGGTGCTGGTCGCCCCGTTCGCCGGGTTGAAGTCGTTGAAGGTGTTGGGCGAGGAGAGCTTGATCGTGCGCCCGGTCACGAGGACCGCGCGACCCTGAAAGACCGCGAGCGCGGTGCCGGTCTGCGCGGCGTCGATCACCGTGAAGGTCGCCCCGTCCCAGGACATGTACCCCGTGTTCGGGTCGAGGATCAGGACCGTCGTCCCGCGCCAGACCGTGACGTGACAGGCGCCCGCCCCCGCCGTCACCGCGCCCGCTCCCGAGATCACCGTCGCCACGCCGCCGACCGTCAGTTGGGTGAGCGAGCCATCCAGCCCGACCACGATGAAGATCGGCGAGCCGTTGAGGGTCAGGCCCCAGAGCGTGGAGACGCCCTGGGTGAACGTGGCGATGGGCGCGCCGGGACCGTTGAGGATCTGAATGGCACCCGCGCCGACCGTCATCGCGTTTTCGAGCCACGCGAACTCCGAGTCCTCAATAGCAACCCGGGAGTCCGTGAGATTCACGCCTTTCCACTGGCGGAACTGGACGGTCTTCTGCTGGGGCGGTTTCCGCTGTCCGGCCCGGCCGCCCATGCTAACGCATCATGGAGAGACCCGTATATTGATTCGGGACTCTCCCCACGCGCGCATTGGTCGCAATCCCCAACTGCTGCTCGTACCGCGTCAGGAACTCTTGCGCCTCGTCGTCCTTCTGCATGTTCATCTTCGCGAGATACGCGGCGTAGTACGGCACCGGCTGCGTGTAGGGATACGGCAGCACATCGGTGTCGGTGAGATTGATGAGCGGAGACGAGTAGACCGCACAATCCCATTCGGTCGTGAAGGCAGTATTCGGCGTCGGCCCCAGGATCACCGTGGAGGGGCCGTAGCGCGCGAACGCCTCGGGGATCGCGGTGTAGGTCGTCCACGGGCGGTACTTCATGTCCAGCTCGGTCTTCGGGAGGTTCTGCAGGAGCACGCGCGTCGCCCCGAAGATCAGGTTGATCGCGTAGAGATCGAACGCCTGCCCGTTGCCGACCTGGGCGAGCGTATAGGTGCCGGTGCCGGGCGTGAGCACGAAGGTCAGCAGTTGCCGGTTGGCGCCCGTATCAATGTCGCGGCGCCGGATCGCCCGGTTGATGTAGTTCGCCTTCTGCTGAGGGTTCTGGTTGCTCCAGAAGCGATTGTTCGGATCGTGCAGGAGATCGTTCAACTCGTCGAGGTAGTCCGCGAGCGACACGGTGCCCACGGTCGGCGTGAACACGAACCAATCGACGGTGCCGCCTCCGGCCGGGGCGGACACGGCGAAGTTGATCGTGAATCCGCCCGCCGTCTTCGTGACCACATCACCACCCGTCACCCAGCTCGCGGACCAGGCGACTTGATAGCTGGCCGGGAGGGACGCGGCGGGGACAATCGCGGCCGTCGCGATCC